TGACTGTGAATATTTTCCAGTTGATCGAAGATGTGATCGAAACCAAGAAATGCGTTTCTTGGCAAAAGATTTGCTCTAGTCATTGTGACCTCCAATTAAGCAAGGTTATATTTGGACCCGCACCATGCGGCATCCTAATCTATATATAATATCTTTTTCGAAAAAGTAAAGGGGTAAAGTATTATTTATTTCCAATATTATATTTTGGACATAATTCCCATTTATCTTTATCTTTATAAGGTATAATTTTAATCTGACGTAAAGGAGCTAACGGTTGAGCATTTTCCTTATTGTCAATAGTGATTAAACCCCAGTCACTCATTAATGTTGCAATTGTATTTCTACGTGCAACATCATTTTCTTCAAGATTAGATTTTTTACCGTCAAGAAGAAATAACTCCTTAAAATGAACGATAAAATATCTACCCTGTTTATGTAGGATATGACATGACTGATATAACTTATTATCTTTTCTTGATGCGACACCAATACGTGTGAGAGTTTCACGAACCTTTAAAAAGTCATCAGGCTCGTTTAGTATAACTTCCAACATGGAAGTAGGTGTCCACTCTACTATATTATTTTCTTGTTCCACCTTTATAAACCTTCTTCTTCAATTCTTCTATTTGTTCTTTTGTAAGAAGGGTTAAGGTCTGGCGCGCTTTTTCATTGCTATAGCCATAATATTCCTTAACTACTTCCACGTCACTATTTGATTCAGGTTTGAACCATTTAGAAAACCTTTTTCGTTTTCTAATTATATTTATAAAAAAATCAAATTGAAGACGGTTATCTAAGTGGTGGTTGATATTCATCTCGTTAGCAATAAGAACAGTATCATTAAAGTAGGAAAGACCACGATTCACCATAAATGCGTTATATTGTTTTTCTGTAATGTCATCAACCATGATATTTTGTTTACCATAGTTGATATCATTGAGAAAGTCAAACGGACTAAGCGAATTCGACATTAGCCATAATCTCCGTCATACATGCAACAACATTTAATTCGTGATCTGCAACAAAGGCATTTTTATACTGATAATCTGCAAGGATAAGAACCAACTGTGGAATTGATTGTAGATTTAACTTATCGTACATACGATCGTAAATACCACGAAAGATTGCAGATGCATCAGTGTCAATATTATTCACAACCCATGAACGCATATTTTTAAAATCTTTTGTTTTAAGGTGTTTAAATAAGTCATCAAACGATCCGCCAACTTGATCAACTTTTACTGAAACATTTCCAGAAATAGATTGACGTTGTAGTTCATTTAAAACTCTTCTCCAATCAGGAGCAAACTTCATGATAAGATCAGCAATAGCCATTTCATCATAACTTACACCTTCTTCTTCTAGTATAAACTTACAACGTTTCATAAACTGTGCTGCAAGTAGAGCTAGGTCTTTCTTAGTTGTATTAAATTCATATACACCGCAACGAGAATGAAGTGGTTCAATAATACGATTTTTAAAATTACAAGTAAGAATAAATCTACAGTTATTCGAAAACTCTTCGATGAAACCACGAAGAGCTGGTTGTGTCGATTGAGGATTAAGATAATCTGCTTCGTCAAGGATTACGACTTTATATCCACCCTGAAGTGAGACAGAACTAGCAAATTGTTTGATCTTACCACGAAGTGTATCAATATTACCTTCTTCAGATCCATTGATAATAATGTAGTCAAGATTTAATTCATTACACAGCGCTTTAGCAACTGTGGTTTTTCCAAGACCAGCAGTACCAGTAAAAAGCATATTAGGCAATTCACCAGTATCTACTAGTTTTTGAAAGGTTTCTTTAATACCATTAGGTAAAATGGTATCAGCAACTTTTTTGGGTCTATATTTTTCAACCCAAAGGAAATCATTAGACATTTACAAACTCCATAACAAAAAATATTATATCAAAAAACAAAGAGTTTGTAAAGACTATTCACCATCATCCATTGCTTCGTCTTGAGCCATTTGTTCACAAAGTTGAATAATAGCAATACACTGATCGCGAAGACCACCAATGGTAGATAGTTCTTCACCTTTAAATGCACCACGCTGAGTCATGGCATCAATTACAGCAACAGTACTGCGACTTGATTTGTTTGCGAGATCTCGCAATTGATTTGAATCTGACATTATATTATACTCCGTATGTAGATGTCTTTTCGAGGGCAATCCAATATTGGACAGGTAGTTCTTTGTGACTAAATTGAGAAATTAATTTAGAAGAAAGTTTTACATCATAGTCACCAGGAATGATTTTAAGGTTATTAATATCTAAAATCATTTTGAAATCAACTCCTTCTGTATATTCACCTGCTATATCAATATCAAATGAATTAGAAGTTGAATTTTGCATTTCTGTGACAGAAAGAACAATAGAACCATTTCCTGGTTTAATCACAACTTCATTGTGACCAAGAGTTGATGCGGCTCTTTTTACTTTATCAAGTGTTGAAGAATCTAAAGTAAAAGAAATTTCTGCATCTGGCATATTAATATCTTTCTGAGGTGTAGTCAAAGTATCTTCAGATGAGAAAAAATACTTTACCTTTGAACGACCAGATGAATCACCAACCACGACACAACTTTCTTGAAATGAAAGTGTTGGTTTATCAACAAGAGATAAAACGCCAATAAATTCGTTGAGATCATAAATCCCAAAGTCTTGAGAAAATTCATTTTGTACTTCAGCTTTAGCAAGTACATTTTTTGCTTCACTAATAGTCTTAAGAACATTACCATTTCGGATCATAATGTTTGGATTAATCCCCGAAAAGTTTTTAAGAACTTGTAGTGTACCTTCATTCAATTCCATAATATACTCCAGTAATTATTAATATACAGTATTATAACTCATTTTAGTTGAAAAGTAAAGCACTTTAAGCAACCATTTTTGAAAAATTCTTTTCTTTTTTGAATTCAATTTTAGCATTGAATTTACCATCAAGGATTTCTCCTTTGTGAGATATGACAAAAATATTTGTATCATCTCCCAATGTATAGAGAATCTTCAATAGATTGTCCACACCCTCATGATCCAATGAAGAGTCAAAGGTCTCATCAAGAATCAAAAGATTAGTCGATACACTATTTTTCATCTTAGCGATTTGTCTCCATGTGAATAGGAGAGCGAGGTCGATTCTTTGTTTTTCACCTTCACTAAATGAGTCATAAGTAAATTCATCTCTATGACGAGATCGAATCGTTTCAGTAAAACTCTCGTCTAAATCGAAGTGTACGAAAAAGTCGAGTACTTGTAAATACTGATTAACGAGTTTATTTATGACAGGCAAATATTGTTTTATAATTTTTGTTTTGATACCTGTGTCTTTCAGCATTTCTGACATAACTTGATTATAAGAATATTCATCAGATAACTTAAACTTTTCTTCAAATAAATTGTTGTGTTCTGATTTATATTTTTCTAAATCATTTTCTGCTTCTTTTAAATCGGCAGTGGCAGATCCAGCGATATCTTCTTCGAGACTTCGATTTTCGGTTTGGAGCCGACTGATCTGCTGTATGTTAGAATGTATGCTATTTTGTTTGTCTCGTATTTCGGAAAGTGACTCATTTGCATCTGAAATAGCTTGTTCAACCTGATCTGACTCTTCAGCGACTTTACCCATTGCACTCTTAAGTTCTTTCGCCTTGGATTTGGCATCGGTAAGTTTTTCGTCTCGTCTTTCCGAACTAATAGCTTGATCGCAGGTTGGACATGACTCATTGTCTTCATAAAATTTTGCTTCTTTAGCGACTGAAGACATTTGTTGTTTGAACTGCGCAGAGTATTGTAAGAGATTTTGTTTTTTATCATGCCACCTGTTTAACCTTGCTTGTAATAAATCTTGTTCACCTTCAATTTGAGTTGAGAGAATGCTATTGGTTTCTTGTAAAGAAGATATTTCATTTTGATTACTTGTAATCTTATTACGTTTTTCAGATACATTTTGATCTGTAAGGTTTTTTACATCCTTTATGTATTTTTCTTGAGTTTGAATTTTATTTTTTGATAGATCAATCCTATAAGATACATCTTTAGTTTTATCTTTTAATGTATTCATTTTTTCTTTAAGAATAATATTCATTTTAGAAAATACATTAATATCAAGAAGATCCTCGATGACATCTCTACGATGACCACTCGGTAGTTGCATGAATGGGATGAAAGAGGAGGAACCCAAAACAACCACCTGATGAAAGGATTTGTGGTTTAACTTCAAAATGTTTTGTTCGAGGATCTTCTGATATTCTTTAGCATGAGAAGATTGATTTATCATTGTGCCATTGTTCCAAATCTCAAAGATTTGTGGTTTAATACCACGCACAATTTTATATTCACTCTTCCCAATGCTAAAGGAAACCTCAACAACGCAATCTTTATTATTGATTGAATTGATTAACTGAGGTTTATTAATGTTACGATGTGGTTTGCCAAAGAGAGCGAATGATATAGCATCCAACATCGTAGACTTGCCGGCACCNTTTTGACCGACAATTAGTGTAGACTTGTTAGAGTCTAATTTTATTTCTGTCCAGTTATTACCTGTAGATAGAAAGTTTTTATATCTTAAATTTTTAAAATAAATCATGCTATTTCTAAAGATTGAGCTTCCGTCATAAGTTCTCGCATATTAACTTTGAGTCTGTCTTTATCTAGATCCGTATCAACTCCGTCAATATAATCACTCACCAACTGACTTGTATCTTCCACCATTAAATTTTCATCATCAACATTATCACCAAGAAACTCATTAAAATTTTCTGCTATTTTTAATTCGTATATATCTTGATTTTGAATACGATCAATAAACCTATCAAAGATAAAAGAATCTGATTTATTAATCACAACAACCTTCACAAACTTATTATCTAAATTTGATACATCATAATTATTATAGTCTATTTTGTCGTCATTGTAAAGTATTTTATGAAATAAAGTATAAGAATTTTTAATTTTTTCTATTTCACGAGTTTCTGTATCGATGATATGAAAGTACTTGGGATCATGAGCATCTGACCAGAAGAACTCCATCTGACTACCAAGATACCATATATTATCTTTACGAGATGAACAATGAAAATGACCAGTCAAAACCTGTTCAAACTTTTCAAACAATTTATGATTCATACCATGAACATTAGGAACGCCTCTTTGAACTTCAAATCCTTGAAGGTCTAAGTGAGCACCGCACCAATCTGCTTTACAGTTTTTAATAAATTCAACAGTAGATTCTTGATTTTCTGGATTGATCCATGGAATGAGTGCCATATTAAGTGAACCATACTTCATAACAGTAGGTTCCATAATAATATGGATTTCATTCATATAATGACCAAGGCATTCTTTCAGTGAGTTAAGGTCATTTGTATTTTTAAAGTAAGTATCATGATTACCTGGAATAATATCCATAGTCATTTTACGAGATCTTAATTCATTTAAGAAATGTTTTCTATTGTGATTGAGGGCTTTAAAGTTAACATATTTTCTATGGTCATAATAATCACCAAGATGAACTATATGTTTTACCCCTCTTTGTTCACATTCAGGAAAAAATACATTTTCATAAAA